AGAACTTGCATACATAATTCTTGTGCCTTTAAAATGATCAAATAGTCTTTTAGTTGCTATAACATTGTTCTGCCAATACAGGTCTGGGTGATCTAAACTTTTAGCAATACCACTTTCACCTGCTAAATGAATTATTAGATCAACGTCATAGTTTAAATCACAAGTCAGTAAGTCATTACCATCAGCTCTGTCGAGACAAAATACCTGATGAGCCGTCAATTTTTTGACGAGGTGGCTACCTAAAAAACCCTTACTACCTGTTAATAATATTTTCAATCTTCTTCTCCAAGTGGATCCATGTCGTAGTATGTGTCATCTGCAAGTTCCATGTCGTCATCATTGTCTATAACTTTTACGGACTTGTTTTCCCACTTCATAATTATTTCATTTATTCTACCCATAGGATAGTTCTTGTGTACAAGTTCTGCCCTATATTCCTTTAGTTCTTCTATTATCTTTTTTATATCGTCCATTAAAATGCTACCTCATATCCTGCCTTGATGGCATTTTCATATCTCTCATCTGCATCTGCTAGACTACAAATGACATCTTCTTTGTGTCCGTCATATACATAATAATAACTTATGTGTGCTACCTTCTTACGTTTTTGTATACTAAAAGAAATACTGTCCTCGCCTTTCTTTAGTATGTTACTCTGTGCTTTGTATTTCATTTTTTAACTCCAAAGTGTTTAAAAGTTGATTGAATACATTTTGCTTGATAGTAACAGTCTGCAAGTGCATTGTGCATTTCTTCTTGTATTGCTTTACGTGGATCACTTGGCATCATACTAAACACAGTTCTACTGTCTCTAATTTGCCAGAAGTTCCACGGACAAGGCTTTTTAACATTCTTATATAAGTTTTGTAATATAGCATAGTCAAACAAAGGACCTTGACACCATAATTGATCAACACCTACACAGAACTTATTAAGAGCTTTCGTAAGTTGATCCATGTTTACACGATCTTCGTGTTCTCCAAATGCTTCGTCTTGAATGTTTTGTGGTTGCTTTGTCCACCATTCCATTGTGTTATCGTCTATAGTTCTACCTAATTGTTCTGACTGTTCTTCAATATCACAACGTAAATATAATCCATTATGAGGCTCTTCGTCGGAGTATGGATCAAACTTAATTGCACCAACGGTGATAATAACACTATCTGGCTCTACGCCTAGTGTCTCTAAATCTATCATTCCATGTGTTGCCATACTATACCAACTTCATTAAGATGATTACTTGTAATACTAAAACCGCAATCGGTACAATGGTTCTTACTAATTCCATTGTGTGATTGTACTCGTCTAGCTTTCTTTCAAGTTTATTTCTTTTAGCTTTCATCTGTGCCTCCAAAGTCAAATAAATTATTAAATGTGTTTTTCTGAAGTGTACTTGCCACGTCATAATTTAACACCCCTATTAAGTTGCCTAGTTTGTTGTCAATAATTGTTTCCTCCATAGCATCGCCATCAAACGGAAGTTCCTTAAACCATTCTGGCAGTCTAAGTTCATCTGTTGGATATGCAACACTAGTATAGCCTAGTGGGTTTTGTTTTAGTTTACAAACAATAACTTTCATACCGTCAACAATCTCTTGACTGTACTTGTCACCATTCATACGTTTCAATGTGTTCCAGTTAATACTTGCTCGAACGTGTCCGGGCATATTAGCTTTACCTTCACGTTGTTCTTTACGTTGATAGTCACCGATTCTGTTTGCACGTTTAGGACTACCTTTTTCATAACCAGGACGCAGTTTAAATTCTGTTCTAAATTCACTGATACGTTCTAGTATATCTTTTTCACTTTTTTCTTGCAATACCATCATAAGTATTTCACTTAAGAAGTCTTGCATAAACACAGGAGTATCAGAACGTTTAAGATCTAAGCCCATAGCTTTTACCTTACCAGCTTTACCATCTACGTCTGTACGTACTCCTTCGTTGTCGTATATCAAAGCCGCATAACGTTTCTTTGTAATATACAAGCCTGATTCTGCAACAATTTCTCTACCCGCCGCAATAACGTCCGACCGACTTTTTGGACAATGGAATGCCTGCATCATAAACTTGCCAAATGTTTTGTTTGCTTCTCCGCATACTTGATCGTATAATTTTATAACACTATCTTTAGTCCAAGGAATTTGTTTTGCTTCTATTTCTTTCTTTAGTATAGGATATGCACTAAAATAAACAGAATCAGTATCACCGTATATTATGCTATCACCTACGTGATCATATGTGCCTGTAATAACTTTATTCACTTCGGCGCTCATATGTTTTGCAATAGCTCTACCTGTAAGTGTTGTACTTTGACCAATACGTTTATCAAAGAATCTACAGCCTGGATTAAGAATAGCACCATATAAACTATTTAGGTTAATCTTCTTAACTAGCTGTCTTTTATCCCAGAACGCAATCTCTGTTTTATTACCTGCTTCAATGGCTTTGCCTTTCATAGCTTGTAGCTCTTTACGTTCGCTATACCATCTTTTCAACAAGCCTGGAATAACACCATCATGTTCATTAGTTAATATTGTACCATTGGCTGTAAGCATCCAAGGTTGGTTGCTATCAAATATAAGTTTATACACTTCCGCGGCACTTAACATTTCGCTATCGCCATTTTCAAAGTCAACTGTTATGTTGAAATCTTTTCTTTTCTCCATAACTGCTTCATACTCTAGTGTACCAAACTTACCTTCCCAAGCACCTGCAAATGACTTCTTCTGTAATGTCATTTGATCTTGCACGTATGCTTCTGTATGTTCTGGACGTAGTTGTCCTACGATAGTTGCCGGATCCATATTCAATGCACGAATAACACTAGGATATAGACTGTTTAAGTCCATACTACCTATCCACTTATGTACACCTTTCTTAGGAAATGCAACATAGGCTCCTGCCGCCGCAGTATTTTCTTCATCACGTTTTGGCCTGTTAGGAACCTGTAGTCCTCTGTGATGTGCTTCGTTAATGATTGCTTGTTCTGTAACTGCTACCGCACCCATTGTGGTCTGTAGCAAAACTGTATTTGCATGAGCTAGTTCATTTGATAAATCTATGAACTTTAGTTTTTTATCCAGCTTGTCCAGTAGTGCAACGTCTTGTCTGTTGTACTCAATGAATGTTCTGAAGTCATTGTTATAAAGTTGATCGAGTGTACCTTCATACACAGTTTTCTTTTCACCGATCTCCATTTCACCAATGGCATCAAGCCTGTAAGTGTGTCTTTCTTCATAAGTGTATTTACGATATAATTCTAAACTATCTAAATGCACTCTACCTATTAAGTCATAGGTTTCTGCTTTTTTACCATACTTCTCATACTCACGTTTCTTAGGAAGTTGTTTCCATAAACAAAAACGTCTAGTATCGTCTTTACTTAAAACTCTTGCAACACGATTGACAGTATAAGGAATATCATAACCTTCACTGTTCCAACCTGTTAGTATATCACTGTCTTGTATGATATCAAGAAATGCTTCAAGCATATCTGCTTCTTTGTCATACAAATATGTATTAGGGAAATCTTTTACTTGTTCTTTTGCCTGTTCCATTGATAAGCCCTTAGGCGGAATAGCAAATGTAACAAGACTATCTAGCCATTGTAAATGTACTGTGATTGCAGTAATTGGCATAAATGGATCGCTTGGATCTGCGAATCCACGTTCTGGATCAAAGTCTGTCTCAATATCAAAAAATGCAACATTAAGTTTCGGAGCATCTACGTTTAAGTATTGTTCACTTAAACATTGGAATATTGGATTAACATCACTTTCAAATAATTCTTTGTTTTGATTTATAGCAAGTTCTTTTCTAAACTGCTTTGTGTTTCTTGCTACGATTCTATTTAGGGGATCACCATATATACTTTTGTATTTGCCTCTAGCATCTTTATAATAGAAAGTATATTTTACAGGATATTCTGTGAAATGTCGCTTACCATCTTTACGTTCTACTACTCTTATAACGTCTTGGTCACGATCGAATTGTGCGTCTACGTAGCTCATTTATTCTCCTTTGTATGTCATTTGAGGCTGACAAATACCAAACTATCGCTTATGGCCGATTGTACCTTCTTTATAGTGTTGCTAATATTATACCTGAAATCCCAACTATTGTCAAGACCCCATTTGTTATTATCAACGCCGGTTCTTTCCACATAAATGAAACTATTAACCAAACTGCTCCGCCAAGTGCTAATAAGCCTGGCCCCAGTGGATATAACTCAGGAAATCCTGCGTTAATAAAAGTTCCAATTATTAATATTAATGTTGCTACCCATTTTAGTATAACATCAATCTTCAATGCCTTGTTGTTTAAAATATTCTCTATCATTTATTGCCTTGTCATCTACCCAAATATCGTATACTTGTTTGCCTGTCTTTATTGTTGTGGCTCTTACACCCCAACCCATTAATTGTCTTACGGTAAATTCCTGCCAATCTTTGCCGGAAGTACCACCTCTTGCAGTATAGTAATGTATTTCATTACCTGCGTCAAAGAGCTTGTTAAAGTGCTCTATGCGGTCTCTACGTGGCTGACTTTCCTCATAGTTACTGTTTACAGTATAACAGATTGTTCCGTCTATGTCAACCATATATTTCATATAAAAAGTCTCCAAAGTGCTATTGTATTCATAGTTGTAAACCAAGCCGTTAATACCATTACCCAAGCTGATCCTCTATAGTACGCACCAAAAAATCCAGTTACACTTCCTATCCAATAAAATGGAATGAAGATATCTGGTCTAGGTTCAAGTACGGTCCAGGTTAATATTGCACTTCCAATAATAACTGTAATAGCACTTACCATTTCAAGATTGAAGGCAAGTGGGTGACTTACGTAACTTTTTCTAAAAAACTCTTTTATGTTCACTACTTGTCTTTACCTACAGTAACAACCAAAGTTTCTAGGTCGTCAAATGCATCAGCTACTTTTGACCAATCACCTTTGTGTGCGATCTTAATAGCTTTATTAATAAGTGCTGGTTTCATGTTAAGTTCTTCTGCGACTGCTTTTACAGTATCTTTAAGACCTGCATTTAAGTCTTCAACTTCTTGCATTACTTGAGCACCTTCATTTACAAGACGTTCTAGCTTTTGCTTTTCGTCCTGTCCATATACTCTATCACTCATGATATTCTCCTAATTTAGTTTTTATATTATACACTCGTTGCCTGTTGTCTGTCAATAGAAATATTGCCGGCAATCACAATTCTTTCTTTATCGTTTTCTTGTGCTGGTACACTATGGGTTACCCAACCTGGAAACACAATCATTAATCCTGAGTTTGGATATATTGCGTTTTGGCTAGTTGGAAATACTAGTGGTGCATCATTTGGTTCTGCATCTACATAATAAACGAAACTCCAAATAGCCGGGTGATGTGCGTGTGCGTTACAACTATCACCTTTCTTATAACAAGCACCCCAACAATCTGTTGCAAAGAACTTTCCTGTTGGAATACTAACTAGGCCACCTTTGATAACGTCAATAGCAAAGTCAATAATCTTTTGGAAATCAGGATCATTAAACATAGTCCATTTAGTCATGTCTGCTTGAACATTAGTTTTTCTATATTGCTGATCTCCCTGTGCTTTGATCTTTTCCGTAAGAATTGGTTTCAAGGATTCAGCATCTTCATATATCATTGTAAATACGTCTGCTTGTTCGTTAAACTGTAAATTCTGTACGTTAGGGATCAACATACAGTTATTTAATCTTAATCAGTTTTGGATTCTTCGTCTTTGGTTTTGTAAGCCCATTCGTCTGTATGTCCAACGGACCATTTTGGATTATTTTCTACTGTGTAATTTTGTGTACAAACTTTGAAATCTGGAGTCTTACGTTCACCAAGTACTAAACTTTGATCTGTAAAAATAACTCTGTTATTTGGTTGTGCCGCAAACTGTCCATTATTCATTTTAATAATATTGAATGATTTATGTTCTGGATCATGTTCCGAAAAGTTTACGTTTAATGTAGAGTGTTGTGCATGGCAAGTATCAAGTGTAAACAAGTATTCGCCCTTGTGCATTTTCTTATCTTTACCAAAGAATTCACAATCAGCTAACATAGGCTTTTTAATTAATGTAATATCGTAATCAAAGCAATCCCATATCTGTAGTGTATCTAGTGGTAATTGATCTTCTGGATTTATGTTAGTTTTCCAAACAAATGCACTAATAGGAAGTTTGTCGTATAATGCACCATATTCTGTAAGTAGTGTTTCAAAGTATAGAGCCTTGCCCATAATACTTCTAATAGATATCCAATGACCTGGAGTGAACTCTCCATGACCCTTTTCTAGATCGTATAAGTATTCTTTCTTTACATATACTTCAACCGGCGGTAGGTTATGAACTAAAAAGGCCATAAAGTTCCTCTGTTTGTTAATTTAATGTATTTATAGGAATTTTAATTTTTAGCTACGAAAGCCTGGCCTTTTTGAATGGCCTTTTGAAACTTTCTCCAGCCAGTGTTTGCATCTAGCTTGTTAGTTCCATCTGTCCACTCAGTGCCTGTATATGTCCAAGTAGACTTTCCATCTTGGTATGCACTACCGCTTGGAAGTGAACCTACGTCTTTGATGGGAGAGCCTTTTGCAACAACCTTAGGTTCTACAGTTGGAGCCGCCGCTTTTGTATTTGTTTTAGGTGCTTTGGCAGTCTTCTTATCGTCTCCACCAAGTCCTAGTCCTTTGCGTAATGCAGATCCAAAGCCTGGCTTCTTAGGTTCTTTGCTACCGTGAGATCCGCCATACTTTTTACTCATCTGTTTGGCCGCACCTGCTATTGCACCATCGTCACCAGTAAAGTATTCTGCACCTGCTTTAGCTTTTTTCAAGGCTGTTGCAAATGGATTTTCGTTAACGGTGAATGTTTCGTTTGTGAGGTGTTTTATTTTCATTACATCTTTACGCAGTTATCAACAGTTTTGCCGTCTTTCTTTTTAGTACCCATACGTTTGTAGCCTTTCCAACATACTTTGCCGTCAACGCCTTTTTGTTTTTCGTATACATACTCTGACTTCTCTGCTTCTAATTTATCTGCTAAAGACTCTTTGTAATCTGATTCTTTTGTTTCTGCTACTGCTTCATTGCATTTAGGTCCGCAATTACAATCTGGTGTACAGTTTCCACCACAAGCACAATCTTCATTACAGTTACAAGCCTTTGCTTCGTTAATGTTTTCACTAACTTGTTCAAACTTCTGTTCGTAATCCATGTTGTGATATACTGCACCAATGTAGTCTGATGCTTTTGTGATCTTAGATTGTACCCAACCTTCTAGGCCTTCTTGCTCTGAAACGTTTTTAAGCATTTCATGTAGCTTAATAGAATACTTTGCAATCTTGTACAGTTGGGCTCTTGCCATTTGTACTTCGTGATCTTGCTCTACTTTAGAAGCCTCGTCGGCTAAATTTTCTTGTATTAAGTCTTTGCTTTTCATTTGCGTTTCCTTACTATTATTTAGCCTTTTTAAGGGTTGACCAAATAATCCGTGACTCTTGTTGTCTAGTGCATTATCCGTGGGTTTCTGCTTCTTAGGCTTTGCTTTGCTGTTTGCTATGTGTGGATTTGCCACTGTTGCAATATTACCGGCACTAGTTGCACCTGGTGTAGCAGTTTCAGGAACGCAATTAG